CTACCGGGGCTTTCATCACATAAATAGAACACAATGAATCTGATGTAGTTGTTTTACCTTCTGATACAGGGTCAATAGATGCATAATACATCCCAAAGGTTGGATCTTTTACTGGCCTTTCCCATACAATTAGAGTTCCTGTTTTGTCTTCTGTCTTCTTAGATATAGGAAATTCAGATATAGGAAGTTTATTAGTCTCTCTTACCTTGGGTATACCCTGGTCATCTCTGTAAATATCTAAGAACTCATATGAGTATTCTTTGTCTTCTATTCTTCTAAGCTGAGCCCCTACTAAATGTTGTGGAAATATAGATAGCTTTCTATGCTTAAACGCTTCTTCTATGTTTCTTGGATGCTGAGATACTTCAAGCTGATATGCTTCCGGTGACATCTTCTTCTTGCATTCTTCAAAGTAATCATCCAGTGCCTGGAGCGCTTCTTCTACTAATGAATTGCCGTAAGCGTCTATATAGGGTGGCATTGACCACTGCTCTGGAATAAACAAACCTGATACACCTATAGTGCCTTTACTATCTAGTAGATCAGTATCTACAGCATAGATATCAGTACCCTCCGGATTAAGGATCATTTCCTTCAGCGGCTCACATTGGTCTAAGTCCCCCACAGATCCTGCAGCAATGAACATACCTGTAGTTATCATACCTGACTTAAGCGCTGGTTTGATATATCCAAAGGTAGTATTCATCTTAGGTGCAATCCCAGCCTCTTCATGAAAGAAGTATTTTACTGGACCCCCTACACCATTTGTAGGATCTTTCTCAAATGACATACCTTGAATAGTACCTTTGAGACCTACTTCAGTCTTTCTATCTCCTTTTCTTACTTCAATCTTCTGCTGCCACATCATTACCTTGTCTGGTGACATAGGTCTATACCATGCGGTATGTTCATTCAGGAAAGCAGCATACTCAGATAAGAACTTCCAAGTACCTTTCTCATTGATATAATCCTTGAGTGATGCACCCATCTTAAGAGTAACCCCTGCTTCAAACCACTGTTGATTGAGTAGTTTACCAGCATGATAATAAGAAGATGCAATCTGACGTTTCTTAAGAATAGCTGAATGCTTATAGTGTAACTCAGCTAACAGTTCATAAAGAGCCATGTGATACTGAGCATCCCGTATATCAGCAAACCCAAAGGCTTGTATCTCCTTGTTAAAGATAGGTAAGAAGTTAAGCCACATGTAATACTCCCGGGCTAAGAACCATATCTCTTTACCAGACTTTACAATAACACCTTTACGGCATTTCTCTTTCTGGTCATCCCAGTAATTAATAAAGTCCTTAGACTTATATGGGGCTGTACAGTATACTTTATTTTCATTAAATAGTCTACATTGCTCATTAAAGATCTTACTACTATCCTCATTAAAGTTGTACTGACCAGGCTCTCTGAATATGCTGAATATAAAAACTCTAAACTCTTCTCTGGTTTCAAAGTTAGTAGTAGTCCAGGTTCCATTATCCCAGGTGGGTATGTCGTTCCAGAAATCCATTATGAATCATAAGCTAATCCCTGACCACCTCTTACTTTGCTTTGCTGTTCATCTTGTAGGTCTTTATAGGCACCTTTAAATGATTGTCTGATTGAGTCAAAGTCTTTTGCCATAGCTCTAATTTGACCTATGTTACCATCTTTACCATCTGTAATTTGAGTAGTAGCTAAGTATCTTGCTATTCTATCTAGAGCTTTTTGCATACCATCATACGCGCGGGAGGTTGGTGTCTCATATAACTTTGCACAGAACTGCAGGGCTGTATAGATGTCTTTGTCTTCCGGGGAAAACTCTGCCTCTATCTGATCTAGAATCAAGTCTTCTTTGTCCATTGCCGGAGTATGGAAGAATATATTTAAATCAGGATTAGGACATGTCATATAGAACAGGTACAGGTAGATCTTAAGATAATCCTCTGGATAATTATCCATGATATCTTTAAGTGCTTTCATTGTAAAACAATGCTCTGTAGGTACAACTACCCCATTCTGCACGTCAAATAATCTTACTATCATTTCTTTTTAATTTAAAAAGGTAAGTTTCCTTTTTGTATTTTTTTTGGTAGACCAAATAAATTTCTTAGACCATCCCAAAAGCCAGATGCAAAATATCCACTGCGAATTATATGAGAGTCTTTACATACTATATATCCATTATACTGAGTACTGTTCTTTTTAAAATAACAAAATACATTTTTTTTGTATTTGAATATCTTAATAGCTTTAATCTCTTCATGGTGAAACCAAGCTGGGTTATTCAAGTGATTAGTTTCAATCTTATAAAATCTCATAGTTATTTCTTTTTAATTTGGTCTCTGTTATCATATAGCCAGTTAATGATGGAGATAACTTCATCTGCTAGATATGGTACTTCCATTTGTATAACTTCTTTAATTACTGGATCTCCATTTGATGAATACTTAGTAATAGGATACCCATATTCATCTGTTCCCTCTATTTCAAAAAGCACATGGTGAATGTATATCTTTCCTGGCTTAAGTTTACGGTTATGCTTCAGTATAATATACATATAAATACTCAGCTGTAAAGCATAGTGGTTAAAGTTACAATCATCTAAATGACTTACTGGATGGGACATTTTATCTGATATCCCTTCCCAGTTCTTAAATGATTCTGTCTTAATTTCCTTATTAGTCTTATAGTCAATAATGTTTACCTTACTATTAACTACTTCAACTAAGTCAGACTGTCCACATATACCGGCAGACTTAAGATATACCATATGCTCTGGGTAGATCCCATCTGTAAGCTTTTGTTCAGGCGCTTTTTTCTGAGTACCTTCTTCAATAGGTTTATAGATTGGAATAGGTATACCCTCTAATTCTATAGAAGATAGAGAACATAGATCTGCTTCTCTTTGGTTGTGATAGAATGTTCCCAGTGTGGTAGCACGGTCAGCTTCTGCTTTCCAAAGCTCAAGAATCTTATCTGGTGGAATACCGTACCACTTAGACTTAGTCTTCCTGGTTACACTGGCAGCTACTTTTTCAGCATCAAAAGGTTTCTTAAAGTTAGATAAGAGTGATGTTACGCTCACCCAATCTATACCCTCTGCCTCAATACTCTTGTAGCTATGATCTGCAGCATTAAATATAATACTCATAGTGCATCTAGTTTATCTTCATCTTCTTCTGATAGCAGTGCAAACCATCTGCCATCAGGACACTCAGTAGATAATGCTCTGGTCTTGAAAGTTAATGAACACCCACATAAAGAACAACAAGGTTGTGTTCCCGGCATAGCACACTCTTTACCTTTCAAATCAATATGTTCACAAGTGTCACAAATATCTTTTCTATGACTAGCAATATCTTCTACAAATTCATCACGGATTACTGAGTTCTTCACTCCCTCCATTATTTGTTTCCTGTTCTTCCAAATGTCTTTTAGTTTGTTGGCCATATTTGAATAGTTTTTTCTTTATTAGAAATGCATCTATCTTAGTTTTAGCTGCTACTAATGTTTCCAGCTTTTGCTCTGCATTTTTTTTGTTATGATAATTAGTGAATGTTTGACTATCATATTTGTTATTAAGGGCTCTATACTTTTTGATCATTCCATTTACAGAGTTAGTCTTCATAATGAACTGACCTAAACCTACCAGGTTTACATTCAAGTGTTCTAAACTTGATAAGGTTTTTCTAACTTCTTTGTAATAGAAACTTACAACATCATCCACCATTGATATAGGTAGATCATGTTGTTCAGCAACTTCCTTAATTATTATCTCCGGTTTCTTTGGTATCATCCCCTAGGAATTTGTAATCAAGTAACACTGTACCATCCGTCTGTATTTGCATAGCAGGATTAATTCTGATAATCTTTTTGTTGTTTGGATCTTTTACAACAAGTTTGTTTTTCTCAGCTTTACTAATACAGTTTCTTACAGTCTGTGGAGTTTTAAATATCCAGTCTTCATCAGTAGATGCATCATAACAAAAATGTGTAAGTTCTATGGGCTCATTAAGACTTAACAAAGTCAAGCAATTAAGATCAGACTCACTCACTGTTATACGGTTAATATAACAATGAGTCAAGATCTGAAACTTAACCACATCCCATTTGGGCATTCTTACACGCTTTTGTACTTGATTTACTAAAGCCATGATTAGTCTTTTCTAAGCTTTCTTTTTTGCTCTTCCTGAATTTCTTCTCTTAGTTCTTCAGGAGATGTAGAACCTGCCCTTGCATCTTCTTGTTGTGATGCCATCATAGCATACTGCATTTGGATGCTAGTTCTTTTGAAACGGGCTTCTTCAATATTAGCAAGTGTTACTTCATACTCACACTGAGCTTTAAGATACTTAAGAGACTCTGTGTAGAACTGATACATTTCTTCTTTCTTCTGCTCTAGTTCTTCTCTTGTCAATTCTCTTTCTTCTGTTTGGTTTTCCATGACTTCTATATTTTAAGTTTACACAAATATAGAACAAAAGTTTAAACCTTACACATTTAAAACAAAAAACCCAGATAGTGTAACTACCTGGGCTTACTTAATGTTCTAAACTTTTATCTATTCTTCATTGTGAAGTTGAATAGAGTAATAAGATAAAACTGTCTTGAGATGTCTACTTCTAGTGTTAAGATATCAATCTTTCCAAGACGTACTCTTATTTGGAATTTGTCCCACTGTTTGTTGTGGACTCTCCAGTTGTTTCTAAATATCATAGTCTTGTTATTTATAAGGTACATAAGATGTTCCTTTGCCTGACTTAACAGCTTTAAGGATTTGCTTTCTCTGCTTACCTGTAGACTCATAAGATACATGTACCCAATCAGGATTACTATCTGTACCAAACTCCCAGATCATTTGATCAAAGCTTAGATTATCTTTAATAAAATCAAAGATCTGCTTATTAGTAACCGTAGTACCATCCATATCAATATCAATAGCTTCACCTGTACAGTGCTGTGAACTTAAAGCACCACCTACTGCTGTGTTTAGTTCTTTGCTACGGTATCCTGATGAAAGGATGATAGGAACTCCAAAGTGCTCTCTAATAGGCTGGAATACTTTCTCAGCTAGTAGCTTAAAGTTCTCAATGTGTTCAGGTGTTGGCATGTTGCTGATACCTTTTCTTTTAGCAGTTTCTGATCTCATCACTTCTGCTAATGCTAAATTTTTACTTAGTTGCATGTTGTTTATTTTTTAAAGTACAAGTCTGCTTCAGCTTCTCTGCGTCTAACAAGACCTTTTAATGTTTTACCTCCTGCTTTTACCCACTTCATGAATTCTAATCTGATAGATTCATCTTCAGGATTAGCATTTACTTTCTTAAGTAGAGTAGAAGCTTTTAAATTTGCTGGACCCAAGTTATATGCAAATGATACTAATGCATCAAACTGGTTCTGTGTAATAGTGTCTACGCAGTAACTGTCTACGTATTTCTCAAAGCTTACAAGCATACTAGCTAATAGCTCTGTTGCTTGTTCTTCAGTTATAGTAGCATCAGTCATTGCTACCTTTTTACCATTAGGATAGAATGTAGCTCCGTATCCAATTGTGGGAATAGCTGCAGGACATTTGTAAGGAGCTCCTCTGAACCCTTCAAATGACTTGATCATATCAATCCCTGCTTTCCCCGTCTTTGTTACTTTCATCTTTGTTCTTTTTTTTAAGTGACAGAATTCTACCTGCTGTAGTAATTCCAAATGCTCCAAGTGTAAGAATCATAAACCCATCAAAGATAAACTCTTTTATGATAAGCTCTTTACTCAGGATACCTGTGATTACATCCACTACTAGGATAAACACCATAGCAAAGAATGCTACTACACCTACAAATGCTTGCTCATTTATTTGATTGTCATCTGAGATGAGCTCTCTAAAAAACTTTTTCATAGTGTGTCTGATTTAGTCTTACCCCAGAAATTCTTCTGCTCTTTAATAACTACTGTATCATGGACAACAATAGTGTCATGAATGTAAATTTTTACTTTTTTTATAACCTCAACCGTTTCTACAACTGGTGTTTGTGCTAGTTGTTCTTCTGCAGTTGATACAGTTTTCTCAAGCTGTTTTACATCTGACTCTAGTATTCCATTCTCTTCTACTAATTTTTCATTATCAGCTTGAAGAGTTTGTGCTGTGTCAACAACATCAACATGCTCTGTACCACTCTTAAGTATTTGAGTAAGCATAAGAGCAATGATTATTGCTATAAGTCCAAGTATTACAAGCTTGTTTTTCATCGCTTAGAGATTATAATGTCTTGTAGTTTCTCAAGGGCTTTTGTATTATTGTTCAAAGCCTCTGTAGTTTTTTGAGCATCTGAAGCAATATAAGTAGTGAGTTCTTTTTGTAACTCATCAACTTTAGTTTTTAATTTGTCTTCAGAAGCAAGTTGTCTCTTTAGCATAAACCAAAGAACAGCTCCTAATCCTAGGACTACAACCCCAAGCGCACCATATTGGGTTAATGTTTCAAATGCTCCAAATGCAGGAGCTTCAGCAGATAGTACCATATTAGTGTAGTTTAATCATTAGTTCTTTAACAGCATTGGATAAATCACTCACATTCTTAGCAAGCATCTTGATCTCTAATTGTGTTTGTTCTTGGATTGCTTGGTATTTGAGTCTATTCTCTTGTTCTACAAGTTCAATCTTTCCTTTTAGCTTTCCCAGGTCTTCTGTATTCTTACGTACATCATTGTGAACTATCTTAAGAAAGTATCCAATAATTAATACAGCGGTGCCAATAATAAAAGTTGTGATTTCAGAAGTTGTCATTTTTTGGAGATAAAAAGTTTATTAATTACGTATAGAGCAAGTATTGATACAAAGATTAAGATCATCATCTTCCAAGGCATTGCCTCTTTACGGATGACTACTCTCTTTGTTTTTTGAATCTGCTTATTCTTTTTTACCGCAGCCTTAAGAACTTTAGCTAAGCTATCATTCTGTAGCTTCATCATCTTCTCCATGTGCTTGAAGTATGACTCATTAAGCAATCTTTCCTGACGGGTCATACCTGCTGATATAGTGTTGGTCACTGTATACGGGAAGCTATCTACTCTGATCTGTTTTGTTTCAAAGGTATTGTTCTGCACATTCCATACTGTATCTAATTTGTAGCTGTAGTGCCACACAGTATCTGGTTTAATTACAGCACCTTTTCTCTTGGCAGTATCTATATGCTTCTGAGCCTTAGATAGGTGATGCTCAATAGAACATGATACTAGCGTTACTGCTAGTACCATGATCAAGATATGTTTGAGATTTATTTTCATTAGTAAGTCTTACTTAATGTGAATATTTCTGAATAAATAGAGTTCCCGGCATTGTTAGTATTCCATTGAGCTGTAATGATAAGTGTACTAGCTATTGTAGTATCAAAAGTGGTATTGTTTACTATGCTAAAATTTACTCCTTCAAAGTTAAGGCCTGAATTCTTGGTATATGCAAACAATCCTCCTGATGCTATAGAAGCTACAGTAGCTGCTCCTAATTGTCTTACAGTAAAATCAACATTTAATTTCCAATGCTTATTTGCAGTAAGACTCATTGCCATTGCTCCTGTATCTGCTAGTAATATTCCTGACGCAGTTTTAACTCTAATCTGTAAAGTAGCTGTACCTACACAAGATAAATGACCTATCAATACACCGCTAAAACTATCTCCTACTTGAAATCCATTTGCAGGAATTGTAAGAGTTCCTAAACCTCCGTCTAATAAACTACCTTCAACAGCGGTAGCTGTTACAGGAGTACTAGAGTTAGTCTGTGTGTACACTCTGCTCAGATATCCATTAGGGTTCTGTGAGTACTTATCTATGTAAATGTTAGTACTCATGGTTACGCTGTTATCTTAGTAATAATAAATGTAGTTCCTGTTGCATCAAATGATATTCCATCTAAAGTATTACCAGCACCTCCTGCATCAAAATTAAGAGTAGTTCCTGCTGGAAGCGATACTATACCATTTACAGTTCCTGCAGCTGATCCTACATTAGCAATTGAAAAGCTGAACGTACCAGTAGGTACAGCGCCAATTCCTGTATGTGAAGTCACAGTTGGAATTCTCATTGCGGGTGCAACAACTGCTGTATTATCTGCAATTTCTTTTAATACATCACAAGCACACTGCTGTCCAAGAAGCATCTTATATTGCCAAGGAAAGTTATTCCCTTTATTACCTTCTGTTTTTAAATTTCCTATTGACATGATTAATTAGTTTTAATAGTGTCTACTTCTCTATCAGGATCAACTGTAGTACGTCTTTTAAAGTACTGATCAGCCAATTGCCTAGCTCTCATGAGCTTAGTTTTCTGTTCTAAAGTAAGAGCGTTAGGTGCATCTTTTGTTTCAGATTTTACTCTGTCTAAAGCTTTTTCATACTCTTGTTGAACTTTTAGATCTTTAAAAATTTTCAGTCTTTTTAAAGGTTCTCTGTCTATTGTTGTTTCTTTAGCCATAGTATCTTTATTAAATAGCATTAGTAAATGTTAAATTATATGTATCCTCTACAAAGAACTCATATTGAAATGATACATTTCCAAAGATATCTCCCATTGCTGCTAAGCTATTTACAGCAAGATACAGGTCAATAGATCCCGGTGTAGAATCATAGTCTTCTACAATAGTACAATAGTCAGATTGAACAGTTCCGCCAGCAGTATCTCCAAATCTAGCGCCATCACAAAGACCTGTTTGTACCCATGTTCCAGCAGGTAAAGAATCATCAAATGCAAAAACAGTACCTGTTACTTTCCAAGGAAGGTTACCAGTTAAAGGTTCATTTGCAGATATAGTCCCTATATACCAGAAATTAGCATTTGTTTGAACACTAATCATCCCAGATATGGTGTATGACTTATTGTTTATGGTATTTCCAAAAAAGAAAGAGGGGCCTGAAAGCGTGTTATAGGTCTCTTGCATTACGGGTGCCACAACATAGTTAAAAGGAAATGCAAACAAATCTGTTTGAATTGAGTTTCCTAGTAACTGTTTTACAGTAATAACTGTAGGCTTATATCCACCACCATACCTTGAATCTCTAGTACCTAGTACTACAAGGTCTGAAGGTTCAGCTTTAGTCTTAACCATTCTACCTGTAATCAGGTTGAAGAAATTAGTAAGATTGTTTAACATGATTTCTTATTTATTACTATTAGTGAAGTACAGACTTTTAAGTGTTTGAAGGATACTCTGTAAGACGAATTCTATTGATATATCCTATATCTGCACCATCAGCTAATTCAATTGTAAATATGATCCAATAATCTGCAAATGGAATAAGAGGAAAACTTAAGAGTGCTCCAGTAACCTCTGTATCAGTTGCGGATGCTGTAGATTCGCTAAAAATTGTAGCACCACCAGCAACTCTATTAAAGTCTCTTACATTTCTTGAAAACAGATTATTAGTTGCAGGTAAAGTTTCTCCTGTTGCAATTAAAGTTGCACCTAGTAAATCAGCATCTGTGTTTATATAGACCCTAGTTGTAATGATATCATTAGCATACCTTCTTTTTACACCCCAAGATAGTTCATAAGTTGAATCAAGACCTGTTGTAAATGGGAAACCATATATTCGTGCAGCAGTCTCTACTGTAGTACCTGTAACTGGATCACTATCAGCTGGTGCCGAAATAAGTATCTGAACTCCATTGTTAGGAGGACCCGGCTCTCCTTGTGGTCCCTGTGGACCTGTTGCTCCTTGTGCGGCAAGTAATGCCCAGTTAGCTGTGTCAGTTGAAGGATTTGAAGCAGATGGTCCTACACCAGCTGGATTATAACAAAAGTATGATGCACCACCAAATGATACTGCATAGTTCTCAGCATAAACATTAGAAGCTGACCATATACCAGTCCAATTTAATCCTGCTGGACCAACTGGTCCCGGAACTCCTTGAGGACCCATAGCACCAGTTAAACCTGTAGCTCCTGTAGCACCAGTAGCACCGGCTACTCCTGCCGCACCTTGAGATGCTAACAATGCCCAATTAACTGTGTCAGTTGCTGGGTCAGTTGTACCTGAAGTTGGATTTATACAGAAATAAGAAGCTCCTCCAAAAGATACTGTATCATTTATAACATATGAGTTACCAGATACCCATGCACCTTGCCAAGTTAACCCAGCAGGTCCTACCGGTCCAGGTACTCCTTGAGGTCCTACTGCTCCAGTAGGTCCTGTTGATCCAATCGGACCCTGTGTTCCAGCGGCACCGGTTAAACCTATTGGTCCTTGTACACCTGCAGGTCCAGGAACACCTTGTACTCCTTGTAAACCTTGAATGCCTTGTGGTCCTACTGCTCCTTGAGAAGCTAATAGCGCCCAATGTGTAGGATCAGCAGAAGGATTTGTTGTACCTGATGTAGCTAGAATACAAAAATATGAAGCACCAAGATAAGCAACTGCATCATCAGCTACGTAAGAGGTTCCTGAAACCCAAGCTCCTTGCCAGTCCAATCCTGCGGGTCCTACTGCACCTGTTGTTCCTTGAATACCTTGAACTCCTGGTACACCTTGTACTCCTGCTGTTCCTGCAGGACCTTGGTTACCTTGAGCACCAGCTATACCTTGTACACCTTGAGGTCCTTGAGGTCCTGCTGGTCCAACTTGACCTGGTGCCAATTGTGATACAAAGTCTTGTACAGTCATTGCACCTGTAATATACAAGTCATCTCTACGAGAATCTTTGACACCGAGAGGAATAACTGTTTTTGTAGAATCTATTGTGGTAAGGAATCTTTTACCCTTAATCCAGCTTATAAAATTTAAAATATCCATGATTGTTTATTTATTAGAATTGTTTTTAGATGCAAGTTTCTCTTGCAATTTTTCATACCAAGTTTTAGGTTGCTCTGTTGTTACCACTACTTGTTGTAACACCACTGGTGCCTCTTCTGTTTTTTTAGCTTTCTTTGCCATGATTTAGAAATTATAAAGTTCATAGTATAAGTAGAAACGTCCTTCAAACTGATTTTCATAAGTAGTATTATCTACCGTAATGGTAAGATCATCTACACCAGTAACACCACCTATATTTGCACCTTCAATAGTAAGTATGTCCCCGTTTAAATAACTTGATCCAGGATTTACTAGAGTAACTGTAGAAATTGCTCCCGCCCCGTTACGCACTACTGTGAATGTAGCAGCACCAACAGTTACACCAACAGCTGTATATGTAATACCAGCTTGTGCTAAAATGGTTGTTCCAGTACCTGGAGTAAATGCAGTGATTTCACCTACTACAGTTGGGTTTGCATTGAAGATAGCAAACTCTGATCCTGTTGGAGTAGC